GTGGGTTTAGAGGCATCCGGTAAGATAGATCCCAATACAGCAGTCGCTTTATCAATGGATTCAAATAAAAATGAGGTAACAGAAAAATTCCAATCTAAAGATCAACAAGGTTTATTTTGGGCACGTTGTAACAAGTGTAAAAATAAAAACTGTAAGTGGTGTTCATTAGCAAAAGAATTTTCTAGTAAAACCACTAAAAAAGATTATGAGACAATGCCTCAGAACAAAGATGAGGTTACTGAAAAATTTTTGGAAGATTCGATTGTGGAAATGGTTGAGAGTTATCTTACACCTAAAATGACCAAAAAAGAAATTATGTCTTCGATACAGAATAAAATTGGTAAAACTCAGAAAATGAAAAAACCAATTGGAAAAGTTTTTTCTATGGGTAAGGAAATGGGTGAATCAGATTCTGGACTTGAAAAAAATGATTTCATGTTTGCATTAAATAATGTTTTTAAAAATTTAGGTTATGATGAACGCAAAAATTAGAAGAGCGATTAGAAAAGTGATGTTGGAGGCACCGATGGATTTTGGTGACTATCAAGAAAGACCACACCCAAGATCCCAACAAAAAATTGAAGATCCAGAGGGAATATATGCTAAAAACAAATCATTTAAAAGAGGTATTTCAGATGTTGAGAATTTGGCATCAGAAAGGTTCAAAGAAGTGGTTGATAAAGTAAAAGAATATTATAATATCCAAGGAGATTTCAGAGGGACTACTTTAACTTCCGCAATCATGACTGATTTTCAATCCGCTTTAAGACGAGTCTTATCAATCGAATCTGGAAATAAAGAAAAATTACGTGATTTGGCAGTTGAGATTGCTTCTACATTCCAAGGATGGATGCCGGTTAGACAAGAAGACATCAAGGATGAAAATGGTAACGTAATATTTTATGCGAATGACCCAGTCACTCTCGAACAAGGTTTGGAAGACGGAACTATTGAAAAAATGGACTATGAGGGGGGAAAATTGTATTTGTTACCTGATATTAATCTTTTAACATATTTTGGTTCTGAACAACCCATTTCACCCGAACAATTCCAAATGACACCAAAAGAAAATACACCACTCCCTATACCACCAAATTTTTCTTTCGATATTGATGAGTTAACTCCAGAAGAAAAAAAACAATTAGAAATTGATAAAAGGAATGTAATTAATATTTTCATTGGTGCTGCTGGAAAGAGAGGTCAATTTTACTATCTCTATTACAAAAATCAATTAGACGCAATTAATCCTGAACTTTTTAGTTTATATAATAAAATTATGTCGGCAAATGATTTAATGTATTTTATGAATGAAGATTTAATAGAAATGTTAGGTGGAAATGCCTCTGGTTCGGCGAAAAAATTAAATAATATTAATTTACCAGATTCTGATGATGAGGATGAAGATGAAGATGAACAAGATTCTAGAGAGGGTATCCAAACCTGGGAAGCAAATGGATTAATTTTTCCAATTTTATTACATGAACTTTTTAAGGTTTTTGAAATGCTACCCGCTAGAAGTCAATGGAAAGATATGGATCCCGGAACTGCGACCGATATTATTTCGCAAACTGATACATTACAAAATGAACCCATGAATTTCAGGTTGATGAAATTACAACAAAAACTAAATGTTTTAATACCAACAGAACTAGGAGAACCTCAAGGTTTCAAATATGTTATAGATTTCAAAAAATTGTTTTATGGTATGGAAGTGGAGGCATTTCACAAACTTGTAAATAATATTATGTCTGAAAATCCTTCGGATAATGAACGTGCAAAAAAACAATTTAGAGAATTCTATGATGAAGCGGTAAGAATTTATGATAGTTATGGTCAAAATGATGAAGAAAACGATTACTAAAAGATTTGTCTAAAAAATTTAATAAATAAAAAAACAGGACCCCCTTTTATTTAAAAATAATTAGGGGGTTTTATATTTATAGAAAATGGGTTTATCTAAAGAACAAGTAATGTTAGAATATGCGAAGTGTATGAAAAATACACCTTACGCATTAAGAACGTATTTACAAACTTATGATAATACGGTTTCTCGTTATGTACCATTAGAACTTTTTCCAGATCAGGTATCATTATTGAATGATTATGAGGAATATGAAGAAAATATTGCATTGAAATATAGGCAAGCAGGTGTTTCGACCGTAACCGCGGCTTGGATTTCAAAAAGGTTGGTATTTGCAAAAAAAATACAACCAGAAAAAATTCTGATTATTGCAAACAAACTTGACACTTCACAAGAAATGGCAAATAAAATCAGAGCCTTTATTGACCAATGGCCAAGTTGGGTTGGTGCTGGTTTTGCACCCGAAAAAAATTCACAAAGACATTATAAGTTGGTTAATGGATCTGAAGTTAAGGCAGTTGCAACCTCAAAAGACGCTTTACGTGGTTTTACACCAACTATTCTAGTTTTTGATGAGGCCGCTTTTATCGAGGCCGACAATGATTTCTGGGCTGCGTGTATGGCATCATTATCAACAGGGGGTAAAGTAATTGTTATTTCTACTCCAAATGGATATGATCCAATTTATTACGAAATCTATGATCAGGCATTAAAGGGAATGAATCAATTTAAGATTTCTGAAATGTTCTGGTACAGGGATCCAAGATATACAAAAGACCTTTATCTTGTACCTACAGATGACATTGTTCATTACCTTTTGAATAGAGAAGATTATGATGAGTCAAAAAATATTTCATTTTCCCATGTAAGTGCTTATGAAAGAGACTATGAAGAATTACAACATTTTTTCAGTCAAGGATACAAACCTTGTTCTACATGGTATGAAAAAATGGTCAAAAAACTTAAATATGATAAAAGAAAAATAAACCAAGAATTAAATTGTGAATTTTTAGGTTCTGGGGATAATGTTTTCGACGCACTTCAATTAGACCAAATAAAAAACGATTCATTACAAGAACCCACAACTAAATTAATGGGTAATTCTCTTTGGATTTGGAAAGAACCAATACAAGGACATCGATATATAATGGGTATTGATGTTTCTCGTGGTGATAGTGAAGATTTTTCCTCGATTCAAATAGTTGATTTTGACGATAGAGAACAAGTTTTAGAATACGTTGGAAAAATACCCCCGGACACATTGGCGGAAATAGCATATAAATGGGGCGTTATGTATAGTACTTTTATCGTAGTTGATATTACCGGGGGGATGGGAATCACCACAGTAAGAAAACTTCAAGAATTAGGGTATAAAAATCTATACATAGATGGGGTTGACACTCTCAATCCTTGGTCTTATAATCCAAGAGTCGGAGAAAAAATCCCAGGAATTAATTTTAATTCTAAAAGAGTTCAAATTATTGCGGCATTTGAAGAATCTGTCAGACACAAATTTAAAATTAGAAGTGTTCGACTTTACAATGAAATGAACACCTTTGTATATGTAAATGGAAGACCAGATCATCAAAAAGGTCAACATGACGACTTGATAATGGGAATATCCATGGCACTTTATGTTGGTGAATCGTCGTTTGCAAAATTAGAAAAAGTTACTGAACAAACAAAAGTTATGTTGGAGTCTTGGACAATAAGTTCAAATGATAATGTTTCTAAACAAATGCATTTTGATCCGGCAATTCCTAACATGAACGTCAGTAACGATAGATATAACAGAAATAATAGTGGACCAAGCAGACAAGACTATGAAAAATATGGTTGGTTATTTGGTAAAAATTAATAGATATGGGATTAACATTTAGAAGGAGAACAAACATTTTACTTAACTCCAAGTTAATCGTGGAAGGTGTGCCCCCATATCCTTCCAAAATATTTCCTCCCGATTTAAAAAAAGATACAAGGGAAAATCGAGTTTATCCCACCCCGACACCCTCATCCACACCAACTCCAACTCCAATACCCTCACCCACACCAACACCCACGAGAGTATAATTTATGTTTAAACTATTGAAATATTTATTTAAGAACTTAACTTTAATACATGGAAAATAATAATAATCAGAATCTGACTCTATGGCAAAGATTGTCCCAAACTCTAGGACCAAATTCTATGTTGAATCAAGATTTACCAACATACAATATTGATAAAAAAACTCTTCTTAGGACAACAGATAAACAAGAATACGAAAGAGAAAAACTTCAAGCACAACAATCTTTATATTTATCCGGTCAATGGACTAAAATTGAAAATAATCTTTATACTCAAGCGGTTTATTACGAACCAACAAGATTAGCCTCATTTTATGATTATGAATCTATGGAGTTTACCCCAGAAATATCAACAGCATTAGATATATATGCGGAAGAATCCACAACAGCAGACCAAGACGGTAGAATCCTACAAATTTATTCCGAGTCCAAAAGGATCAGACAAATACTAACTGACTTGTTCGATAATGCACTGGACATCAATACTAATTTACAAATGTGGACAAGAAACACTTGTAAGTATGGAGATAATTTTGTTTATTTAAAATTGGATCCTGAAAGAGGTATTGTTGGATGTATGCAATTACCAAATATTGAAATTGAACGATTGGAAAGAGGAATGGAAGCAAAATCAGTAAATGCTGAAGTAGACCCTAAATCAAAAGGTTTGAAGTTCAATTGGAAAGCAAAAAATATGGAGTTCAATTCTTTTGAGATCGCCCACTTTCGTTTGTTGGGTGATGATAGGAAATTACCTTATGGAACCTCGATGTTAGAAAAAGCCAGACGAATTTGGAAACAATTAATGTTATCAGAAGATGCAATGTTAATTTATCGTA